AAAATCCTACGTACAAACCTAAATTCGGCTTCTTGTGTACTATCTATACCAAATCCACTGTCGGTAATGACCTCATTTCCTTTATAATCTACAAATGCAGTCAATTCCACACCATCGTATGCAATTTTCTCTACAGATTCACCATAAATGTTTGTATTTACATAATTTAAATTGAGTTTATACAAAATTACGGGTGTATCTACAATTTCTGCACTTAATTCACGGTTAACGTGTTGAAAAAATTCAAAATCACGGTTTCCTACGAACTTTGCCATATTACTTTACATATATTGGAAGGGGAACCTTGTTCATTATTGTTACTTGGTGTTCTACTGACTCTGCTTGTAGTTTCATTTGTTCGTGATAACCAGCTTTGGTCAATGTTTCTTGCAATTCTTTAACCAACATCTCTTTTTCTTGTTGTGCTTCTCTTCGTAAGACCTCACCATCCATCTTAATATCACTATTTGGGATTGGCACTCTCTCATACTTGGAACGAATTGTTCCTAATAGTTCTTTGGCGAGTGCCAATGTGTATTTGTAAATCCAAACCTTACCAATTGAATTGATATTGTTATATGGTAAATGTTCTAACGGAACATTTGATAGGTCACTCACAAATTCATTTTGACTTCCTGACTGAATTAATGTTCCTGACTTTTCACTAGTAACATAATAGTCAAAATACATATTAAATGCTGTTGTTGGAACAGGTGATATTCTTAAGATATTATTAGAAATCGTAAATGTATGAATACTCTTTCTAATTTGGTCGTTGATTTCAATAGCTTGAACTCTCAACATATCCTCATAAGCAGGCATCATAACAAATGTGATGGCTGGTGAGTATCCATCAAACCCAAACTCTGCGAATAGATTGGTAATACCAAGTCCAGTAGCGGCAAATGGGTCGTAATATCTAGCAAGAGCGGGTGTTGATTCGTGGTAAATCTTTCTAATCTCTAAACTTTCACCACTTTCACTAACATCACCCCATAATGCCTTAAGGTCATATTTTGCAGTATTAGCAGTTGTAGTAATAAATCCACGTTTTAACTCAACATCACCACCGGCGAGAGCTTCGGTTCCGTAGTCTTTTGATAATTTTACAATTTGTGTTAATGGAGAACCAACAACATTCTTTTGTGTAATGTCAGTAGATGTAGAACTACCGAGAATATTATACATATAGTCTCTAGCTCTAAACTGATTGACTTGTTTTCCATACTCAATTGTAGCTTCTTCAAAACAAGCATAGATTTGTAAGTCCTGAAGTTCCACATCAAGAATGGGATAACCCAATCTGGTAGCAACAAAGTTAGCTACTTTTGGACCATCGGTTTGGAATGTTGATTCTATATCAAAAATACCGAACGGGGTGAGTCCATTTGGGTTTGCTGGGTTACCATCGTAAGAAAAATATTCGGGAGTAGTTGCCATTAATATTCTCAGTAGAAATTATCCTGACTATAAATAGTGGTTATAACCAGTAGACAACCTATTTATGAACATCATTTGAACCGGAGACTATTATGTACCGATATCGTGCTATAGTTTTAAAGGTTATTGATGGTGATACTGTTGATGTTGACCTAGACTTAGGGTTTGATGTCTGGTTAAGAAAACAACGTGTCCGGTTATATGGAATAGACACCCCAGAAAGCAGAACCAGAGACTTGGAAGAAAAGAAATTTGGGTTGTTGGCGAAAAACTTTATACTAGAACATTGTCCAATTGGTAGTGAGATTATTGTCCAAACTCACAAGGATGATGCCCGTGGTAAATTTGGTCGTATTCTTGGCGAACTCATCGTTGAGGATGGCACTTTAAATCTTAACAAACATATGATTAGTGAACATATGGCCGTAGAATACTTTGGACAAAGTAAAGATGACATTGAAGCACAACACCTAGAGAATCGTCGTATACTCTACGAACGTTGGGAACAGGAAACTATTCTTTAACAACGTGTGTGTGGTCATCTACAGTTTGAATTAGTCTGTCTACCAATCTAGATATTGCTTCTGGTTTTTCGTCGGCTTTAAATACTACTCGTATCTTAGCCATACCATTTGAGTTTTTACTGATTGTTCCTGAGTCTATTTGTAGGTTTTTAATGGAATGTTCTTTTACTTGTTCACCATTTGATTCCTTTCGTCTCAGGAAAGACAACAAACCACGTTTTAATTTGGATGGTTCGTTATCACCAATAGCGAGTTTTGTTTTAAACTCCATTTCTAATTCGGATAGACCAATAGAAGAGTGGTCTGCTAAAACAAATAATGGGACGACCATCTCATTACCATTAATGTTGAATGTGGTAGTGAGTGGCGTCCCATCTTTGTCAAAATAATTTGAAAGATTGTTAATATGTTGTCGTTCCGAAATACTATTTGCTATCATAGCGGCTTCTTGGATACCGCCTAGTAACTCTTCTAAATTAAATTTTGCCATTATCGTAACCCGTATTGTTTTTTAATCTTGTTTATTTGATTTGTAACTTCTCTGTATTCCTTTTTTAATTCTGGACTTACATTGAAGCTCATAATAATGTTACAATGTGGACATTGTGATGTTGGATTCTTAACGATAAAGTCTAAGTCTAACCCAATATCCTGACCACAGGATAAACAAGGCATTGCCATATTAATGTAACCCTTTTGTTAAATGATGTCAACTAGTTGGAGCAGGTACTACTGCTGGGTCCATCATCATTTGCATCATATCTGATAGCTTTAACATTCCTTCGGTTGGTGGTAGTTGTTCTGCGTGAACTTTAACATCATATTTAGCAGAGTTGTCTGTGCTACGGGTGTTTTCTTTGTGTGTAGAAACCTTACCCGACATCTTGACCGAATACTTAGCACCCCAGAATCCACCTGAAACTGATGCGTCTACTTGAGAAGAAGTATCGGTTGAGCTGGTTGACATCTCAGAACTCTTAACTTCCATAGTAAACTGAATATCAGCAGATGTGATTGCTAATGCTGGAATGGGGACGAGTGGTAGAAGGGGAACCATAGAATTGATTTGTTGTAGTTCTAGTTCTTGTGTGTCAGGATTTTGCACATACCTGTTTAACTGAACATCAATCTTTCTAGCGGAACTCTTGTCTCCGTCTTGTGGTTCAAATGCGACTTCTTGGATATACTTCCAAGTGATATCATTTAATTGTGCTTGACCTTTAGCCATTCCAACGAGTGGTTGTACAATCAAATCCTCAATAGGAAGTCCTGCGAATTGTTCTGCAACTTCATTTGCCATAACATTTCTCCGTTAACTGTTTGTTATAAATAGGTTACGTAACAATTAAAAAAAATCGGGGTGGGTCCGAAGACCCACCCCTCTTTTTTATCCATCAACTTCAGATGTTATCTTAGACTAATTCTAGTCCGTCAATAACAATCTTACCGAAGAACTCTGGGCGGACAATCTTCTTCGCGTAGCGAGTCATGACACCACGTCTTGGTGTGAAGTTATCTGGGTCGTACACTAGAGGTGTCATTAGGAGCGGAATGTACGGAGCGTACACAGCACCTGTCTCTAGGAAGTTTGCTCCACGGAAGCCCATGAGGACGATGTTCTCTGTCATGTATGGGTTCTTGTAGATTGTGAAGCGGTTTTGGAATGAACCAACCTGTGAAACACCAGCGGCAAACTCCATCTTGTCACCATTTGTTCCAGCCATGAAGCCTGGGATGGTTTCAAGAATTGTAGCAACTGTTGGAGAAACAACTGCGAAGTTAGCACCACCACGGAGTGTGAGTTGGTGAATTCTGTTGGAAACTCTCTGCATCTTCTGACCGAGAGTTTGGAACCATGTCATGTTTGTCCATGCGGTTCCATTTGTTTGTGCATCAAAACTGGTTCCGTTCCAAACGTTACCAATTTGAGCTGACCAGTAGTCAGTTGTTGTAGCATTGACGATAAGCATATCAAGAATCTCAAGGTCAATCTCAAGAGAAATATGGTCGCTTAACATTGCTGTTAACTCAGCCTCAGCATCAACACTGTGGTAAGCGTTGAGGTCCTGAGCGAGTTCTGGTGACCAGACAGCTTTCAACTTACGTGTCTTAGCTGCGATTGTCTCGCTACGTAGTTGAATGTTGATTTCTGGAATGTTGAGGTTTGTTCCGTCAGGAGTTTCTCCACCCTGAATTGGATCTCTGTCCTCAAAATCACCACGGTTTGTTTCAACTGGTTGTTGACTATATGCAACTGTTGCTAATGTTCCATCAATTGGAGCTACAAAATTAATGAAAGCTCTATCTGCAGTTAGTGCAGTAAATTGTGGAAGGAATGTTGATCCAAAATCAATACCAGATCCAGATGGAACAAAACTACGAACACCTTCTAAATCTGGGCGTGTGAATCCACTGTCAGATGAAGAAATCTGATATCTCATATAAACAGTTGAAGATGAAGTTTCCTCATAATTGAGGTCGGCGGCAGATGCGGTTGTAACTGCAACTCCACCAGCTAAAGTAGCGGTTTGTTCATTAACTGAATAACCGAAACGACCCGCGCCATAGAAACCATCTCTTGGTAGGTCACCACTACCACTTGTGACTCCGTAGATAGACTCGTTTACAGCACGGTCACCACGTGCGTTGTTGTACTGGAAGTCCATGAAGAAGACTAGTCCAGCTGGAAGGTTCATTGGTTGTACAGAAACAAAGTTCTTAGCAGCAATCTGTCCAAGAACCTTTCTGACCAATGGAAGAGCAACACCAGCCCAGCTTTCTAGACCGGCTGTTGTTTGTGTTGCTGATGCTTCGTTAAGAAGCTGACCTGCTTGGTTCTCAAGAAGAACGGCCATACCGTTTCTCTCATGACCCTCTAGGCCTTCTAGAAGACCACTCTTTTCCCACTTATCAGCCATTCTACGTGCTTCGTTTGATAGCTGTTGGTGAGCTGTAGCGGCTTCCGTTAGAAAACTTGATACATCACTCATGTTTCAATCTCCGAAATTAAATGTTAAATTAAAGTACTTTGACACCGGCTAGCTCCTGCATTCTTCTGCGGAAGTCAGCTCCTGTGTCTTCTTTGATAACTTCTTTTGTTGGAGCAGTTGACCCAACAACACCAGATGCGATACTTTCAGTAACGACCTGTTGTGTTGACACCTGCTTCTTAGCTGTCTTGCCTGGAATTGTTGCCTCACTTAGTGTAGCATAAAGCAACTTGACCTCACGAAGAGTAGTAGCAAGGTCGAATGTCTCAACGACATGAACCTTCTGTTCTTTTGTGAGTTCGCGGTTTTTGAACAGCTTGTTTGTAAAGAGTAACTTAGCATTAAGAAGATTGACTTCATTGAGCTTACCACGAAGTATTTCTACAGCCTTACGATATTCGGCCAGCTCAGATTGTAGTCTTGCATTTTCCTCAGCCACTTGAGCTTCTTGGACATTTTCTTCCTCAGATAGCTCGGCTTCGATTTCGCGAAGAATTTCCTCAATATCAAGGTCATCTTCTTCGTCCTCTTCATCGTCCATAGCCATTTCTGACTTATCGTCATCCATGTCCATGTCTAGTTCATCATCATCCTCATCATCCACATCCATGTCTAGTTCATCATCCTTATCACCGTAATCGTCCTCGTCAAGAGCACCACCAGCAAGTTCTTCAACTTCTGCTTGTAGTTCACGGATGATAGCTTCTAGGTCTAGGATACCTTCGTTGACTTCTTCTGCATCCTCGTCAACTTGTTCTTCTTCTGGCATTAACTCAGGCTTTTCTCCTGCACCACCTTCTTGTTTGCCATTAGCACCAACACCCGAAGACTTACTTGATGCTGGTGATGGTTCTTTGTTGTCTGATGCCGCAATACCGGATGTAGCATCATTTGCGATTTCTTCAACCGCTTCACCTTCTGGTTCAACCGATTCACCAACTTCAGCATATCCATGAGCATCCGCAGCTTTGTGTGGGTCATGTGCTTCATTAAGAGCTTTTGTAATCTCTTCTTTGATAGCTGGTGCGATTGACTCTTCTAATTGAATCTTTGCATTTGCGATAGCGGTTTCACGAACACGCTCTGCGTCAGCAATTGCTTCCTTTAGAAGATCATTAGTAATACTAGCCATATCGACCTCTCGTATTGAAAGATTATTAGAATCTTTAATGGGTATACAATAAAAAAATACCACCTAAAAATAGGTGTAATCTTATAATAAGTATTACGTTAAATGTGAAAACGTTAATTATTATTGTATTTTCTTCGGTTCTGTTCTTTCTTGTCTTCGCGAATACGGCGGCGAATTGCCTCTTCCTTCTTTAGTTTCTTCTTGACCGAAGGTTTTACGTATTCACGGCGGTCGTAAATTTCTTGAATGATTCCGGCTTCTTTAACTTTCTTGTTGAAAATACGAATGGCTCTTTGTACATCCGCATCTGTGTTTCCTGTAACTTTTACATACATAACTTATTCCTTTACCAAGGTGGATTCATTCTTCCAGTTGTGGGATTTAATTGATTATATAATGAACTACTCAAATTTGTAATAATACTATCATATTGTTCTTGACCCATAGATTCGGTTACCCAACCAAATACTTGGTCGTGTGTTAGACTATCATAATCTGTAAATGAGGCAGAATCTGCAGCACCCAAATGTTGTGTTCCAATGTTTCTTGCATTCCAAGAACCACTGACACCAAGACTTGATGTAGCTTCTGTTGTAGCACTTACTTGCCAGTGAACATTGTGTACGACATTTTGTAAACTTGCTGACTCATAGGTCACATCTAATGGATTAAAAGTCCAAGTATATGTAATTGACATAATTTCTCCTTGTGATTAACTAATCACTATTTGTCACCTCAGCCTTTGTGCCTCTTTTTGGCTTCACCGAGTTGTTTGTCTGTTGATTTTATAAGTAAGTCATTCATTTTGTTTAATAACTCCGTTCTACGTAGAACTTTGAATGCTAAATTTTCAGTTGAGAACTCACCATCTTTTTGTAAACCACTGGTTCTCATCTTTTGTATTTTTTGTTTTGTTTTTTCTATACCTTGGATGACCTCATCATACTCACCTTTATTAAATTTATTGAGTAAGATTTTGTATAAGTCAAAAAAGTATTTAGCCTTGACCATGATGTCTTTTTCATCATAATCAGCATCAGTTGGTTTTGGCTCTTTTAACCACTTGTTGTCTTTTACACTAAAAAGACCAGTTGCTGTGTGGTCTTCACCATCGTCCTCTACATATACTTCTATTTCGTATGGACCAACATTAATATCGTGTTGTTTGTTCCAATTATATTTGGCAAACGAGAAAAACCTATCCACTAAATCTGTATCTTTATTCACTTCGTCAAAATCTACGATAACGTGGAGGTCAATGTCTGAGAATTTTGACCAGTTATAGTTAGCAAGACTTCCTGTAAATCTAATGTCTTTGATTTTGGGTGGGTTTTTAAGTTTCCAACCTTCTATAAAATTAGCAGCGACACGCATCAATACTTTTCTAACCTTTGGGTCTAACTTATCGTTTTTCCATATCTTGGGTTCAAGAGTCTTTTGTGGTTTAAAAGACTTGATGACCTGTCCGGCGTCCAACTTAGAACTCCGTGCGTGATGCTAATTTATATGCGATTGCTACGATTTCGTTGGTAGGTCTTTTAAGAAGACTTTTCTTTTGTTCGTAGGTTAATTTGTTTAACACATTAGACACCATATAAGCAGAGAAACCATCAATCATTTGACCATTGATTTCACCAGATACTCTGTTGTCTGCCATTTGGTGGAGCTGTTGCTCTAAGACCTCAAACTCTTGTAGTTGTTTATGAGTATCAAAAAAGTTCTTTACATCAAAGTCAGGATTACTAGCAATGTATTCTGCTAGACTATCCATAATTCTATCGCCTAGTTTATCTAATACCTTTCTGGTATATGAACCTTCGTTGAGGGTTTCTAGACGGGAGAGGACTTCGGTTTTTGTCATCTTACTTCGGATAAGAAATCGTGAATAAGAGAATCAAGATTCATAAGAACTTGAACTTGACCGGGAGTTACGGATTCGTTAATGAATGCGCCGTGTGTAGATGGATTGGAAACAACATCAAAACAAATAAGGTTGAAGTCGTCTTGAACCTCTAATGTATTTTCATCCATATTTTTGACCGAACCAACACCACGACTACTAACACCAAGACGAATATTGTTCTTGACCAACTCACGAACAATGTTTCCGGCAGGTGTTGAGAGAATCTGCATATCACCAACTACATCGTCACCTTTTGTATCAATACGGGTAACATTGGCACATACATTTCTTAGGTTAACTACTGGGCTTTCTGGGTGGTCAAGTTCACCGAGTGCTCTGTTTTCATTTACAAACTCAGTTCTATAACGAGCAACTTCTTTCATTAAGATTTCTCTTGGATAAACACGACCATTTTGGTTCTTGGCGTTAGCTCTTTGTAGAACCACATTACGTAAAACGAGAGGTCTAGAAACGTCTCTAGCCTCTGCGATGACATTACTGTCATATTGAATAAAATTTGTTTCTACTAAAAGCTTGCTCATGATTTTAACTCCCTGAGACGTTGGGAAATTTTCAGTACTTTCCTCTCAATAGTATAAATATCCTTTAAAGTACGTTTCCAGTAGTGGTCCGTGCTATATCGGAACTCATTTTTATATCTTGTTAATATTTTTAATTGTCTGTCTATTTCTTTTATAGCTTTTTTTGCTTCTCTTATTGATAACCCAATCTTTTGACGAGATGTTTTTTCTTGGTCATTTTTAAATCTGTTATACCTTGAAACTGCTTCGTCAAGTTTGTTAACCGATTCGGCTAATTTGTAACCACTTTTTTTGGCGGTCTTTTTTTGTCTGTCTTTATTTTTTTTCTTATTTCCCGTGAACGCGTGTGGGGTAGAGTAAACAGCAACACTAGCAGTAGTACTGATTTCTTCTATCTCATCTTCTAATATCTCTCTTACTAACTTTCTAAATTCTTCTTCAGTCATGACTTTGGAAATTATCTAACTGACTGTTTAGTTCATAACCAATCATTAGAGCGGTTAAGTGATTATTTTTAACGTGGTTGAGAGTTTGAAAGCCATCTAATTGCTTTACAACTTCCTGTAATTTAATTTGTTCTACTTCATTATGCACATTTTTAACTTTTGACTTTAGTTCTCTTGATAGAATAATAGATTCTGTTTTGACCAAGTTTAATAAATACTGGGTGTCAGAAGCATTATTCAAATACTCTTTTAATAGATTAGTTTGGTGTTCATTTAGGTTCTTATACTTTTTATTGAACTTTTCTAGAATCATTTTATAGGTTAATAATCTTAGGTCTTCTTCTTGTTCTCTTAAAGTATTGACCACCTCGCTCTCAACCACGATTTGTTTGTTTTCAACCTCACCACAAAGATACTCAACTAAGGTATATTTTGACTCACTTAGTTCTTGAACATTTTCGTATGTATATCCTTGTTGTGCAGACTCAAAGATTTTATACACTGATGCATAAATTTTATATGAAGGAACACGATTTGACAAAAACTTTTGTAAATCGTAATTGTCTTTGATTTCTTTTACTAGATTATATTTTTCTTCTCTTAGCTTTCTTGTATCTAAGTTCTTTCTTTGTTCTGTTAGTGCAGTAATATAATCTAGAGCATTAGTTTCGGATAACTTTTTACCACTAAAAAAAGAACGATATAAAATTAATTCTTTGCCCAATTCCTTGTGCTTATTAAAATATCGTTCTACTACGGGAATGGCCTTGGAGTTTTTAACACCTGCTAAAATATCAGACGCAATTTGTCTGGTTAGTAATTCAAAAAGTATTCCGGTATTCTTGTATTTACTGTGTTTTATACTCATAGTCTTCCTACACTAAGTCTATATATTAAATATTGTCTATCATCACCAAAACATTAATCTTTTAATAAACCACTATCAGTAGTATCTAGGTTTAAATCTAAATCTTTCAATGCTTCTCGTAATCTTGGGTCTACGTATGATTTACCAGCTTTCTTATTTTTTGGTAATACATCCATAGCACCCAATATTTCTTTATATCCAAGTGGGTCACGACCTAACTTATCTTTGTCGGTTCCATACTTGTGACCTTCTGGTGGTCTACCCATTTTCTTTCTAGTGGCTAATAATGTTTCAACATCATCAAGTGCTTTTTCGGCATTGTAAATATCTTCGTCTTCCTCAACGGGAGGAGCGCCTTCTGGCGGAGCACCACCTTCGGGAGCCGCTTCTGGTGGGGGTGGTGGGTTGAGAACATCTTGTGTAACCTTCTGAACTTGACCTTCAAACTTAGCGTCATCAATAACACTGGCCTGTTCAATGATAATGTCTTCTTCAGTGACACCAAGAACATTCTTATAAATCCACTCACGGGAAACAAATCTACCCTGAACCAATTGGTCAGCGAGGGCAGCTTTCTCTTTCCATAGATTAATTTTTTCCATCTCGTAAACCATAGATGGGTTTGTTAGTGAGAGGCTGAAATCAACCAACTCTTCGTCACGATATCCAAGTGTGTAAAGATGAACAATAGCAATCTTGTTAAGTTCACTGACCACGATACGTTGGATGCGTTCAATTGTTCTTGCAAAACGAACGTCTTGTGCGGCTAATGTAGCCTTTCCACTTGTGTCTTCTTCGTATCCAATAAATGATTTTGGAACTTTAAAGGCAGCCATCAACTTGTGTAGTAGATACTCAACATCTTCAATTGCATTGAACTGAAGACCGCTTAGGTTTTCTACAGTGGTTCCACTATCTTTACCACGAACTGGGAAATAGAAGTCTTCCAATATGTTTTGCATATTATACTTCATATTATAGTCACCAGTTTGACCATCAACCAATGGTTGTCTCTTGACACTATTGATAATGCGTTCCATAAATGTGTCAATTTCGCCCGGGGGGATGTTACCCACATCTACCTTAAATATTCTCTTATCGGGAGCGCGGGTAACACGATGAATAAGCATTGCGTCTTCCATCAACTTGAGTTGTTTGTGGATTCTGCGTCCACCTTCTAACATTGACTTTCCGTATGGTAGGAAGTTTGAATCGGAAAGAAGACGGAAGTGAGCAATTTCGTAGTTTTCAAAGTCTTTCTTTTGAACAACAGAATGTTCACTATCAAGTTTAAAGGTGACCGCAAATGGATTACCAGTTTCTAGGTCACCTTCTACTCTTGTTGTTTCATATACAGATAATGGAACAACATTCATAACACCGTGTTCTGGGTGTATCATTAGATATAAATAAAAATCTCCATACTTGCACATATTTCTTGTCCAAGGCCAGAGATTGAATTCAACGTTTAATATGTCGTAAAATAGATTAGTTAGGATTTCGTGTATTTGGTCGTTGTCAGATTTAATTGTTAAGATTTCATTAAATGGATTTTTGACCGTTGACTCATCTGCGTATATATCTAGAACTGATGCGATAATTGGGTCATTATCCATCAAGTCATAATCACGAAATAGTTGTAATCTAGCTTGTTGGAAAGCTGAATACATATCGTAATTACTTTGAGCACTAAATCCATATTGACCAGCATTGTGAATTCTGTGATATCGGTCAATTAAGTTTCTGGTTCCATATGACTGAATTTTAGATGTATCGGAAACCTTGAGTTTCTTACCACCGATATTTCTAATTACAGCTTGACCAGAAAATAAGCGCTTTAATCTTCTAAATAAAGATGTATCTGCCATTTATTAAATCCTTTAGTAGCCTCTTTCTCTTACTTGGTCACGGGTTTCTCTTTCTAACTCAGAAACTCTGTCCTTATCTTTTGCATAAGATACATGACCATGAATAGCGTGTAGCATACTATCACATTGTTTTGCCTTTTCCATAACCCACTCTTCTGGGTCATCGGTATCTTCTAAAACATTGTAGAGTTCGGCTGCCATTTTATGTATAGATTTAATATACCCTTTTAACTGCCTCTCGTCAAGGTCTTCACCCTCATACATTTCAACCAAGTCTTCAGTTTCAAGTGTGTTCTCTAACTTAGATAAGTCTTCTTTAGGATTATCCTTATCGGCATCCCAATCTAGACCTGACTTTGACTTCCCCTTATGAAGAACTTCTTTGTGGTCTTCACTTAATAAGTCACTTAGTTTAATCATTCTTCGTCTCCTGTATCACCACTCATAGCTAATTTGGTGGCAGTTGCGTATAATACATCTTCCCATTTATCACCATAACGTTTTTTGAAATCTGCCTTCTTTTTCATTAGTCTATCGGCGATTTTCTCTCTATTATCAACTTCTCTGTCAGTCATATCTTCTGACTCTTTCATAGCTTTTGCTACAGCCTTTCTTCTATTCTTAAGATACTTGTCAGAACTATCACTATCTCCGTCGTTATCAACATCATCGTCTTCTTGACCAACGGGGTCTAGTTCTTCTTTCTTCATTGCCTTACCAATGGCAGCTCTACGCTTCTTTAGGTATTTATCAGAACTATCGGTATCTCCATCATTATCAACATCATCATCCTCTTTTCCAACTGGGTCAAGGGCTTCTCCCATAGCACTTTTTGTAGCGATAGCATACATTACTGATTTCCATTTATCGCCATATTTTTTCTTGAGATAAGGAACTTTCTTTTTTAAATCTTTTACGATTCGTTCCTTTTTATCCTCTTGACCAGAAGTCATTTCGCGTTCTTTCATGACCTCTTCAATTTCTTCCTGAATGATAGAGATTAAAGTATTTCTGTCCATTTCATTTACCATTAAATTAGGTTAAAATAACTGTCGTTTTATATAAGTATCTAGTTATCGTAGTAACCATCGTAAATCTTCTTCTTCATTTTGACCAATCTGGATTTTCCATTCGTTTTCTGGTTTGTAATCTTTAGCGGTAAAGACTGCTTTGGTCTGGTGACCTGAGATACCACCCAACATTTGCTTGTTTAACTCAATTCCTTCTTGTCGTAAGCGTAATGCGGTGTCTCTAACCCACAAACCAATGGCTAATGCAAGGGTAAGGTCGTCATTATACCCATCTAGAGCTTCGGCTTTGCTGTTTTTCCAGATAAATGTCTCTAATTCGGTCAACATACGACTAGAATGGACGGTAATTGACTGTTCTCTCATATAAGACTCTAATTTAGCGATTAAAAGAGGTCTTGTTCGTTGTGAAATGGTAAATCCGGGAACCATTTTCTTTTCTTCAGCGTAATAACGACCGTGCATCTGGTGCATTGTGTCTACATACTTCATATCGTTACTCATATAGAAGAGATTTTGGTATCCACGGTCAATAATCTGTTGTATTGCGGCCCAACCAATGTTTGCGTTGTCTGGAATTATGATTGCATCGTTATATTCGGTGGCAATAGCGACCAAAAGGTTACCAAAGTCCTTGGGTGTTATCTTACCTTTGTATTCTGCGACCTGTTCTGACGCTTCAACATCAATAACGTGGAAGGTAGAGTAGTCGGAACCATCACCACGAGCAACGTCAGCTGCTACAATGTAGAATTTGGTGTAATCTGGTTGTTGCCATACCCATATATTGTTGTCAAACCCACGTTTTTGGATGGGGTCTTGTTGATAGGTCTGTTTGTAGAACTCAATAATCTCTGGTGATATGACCGTATTACCCGAAAAGATGAATGAAGCACCGTGCTCTTGAGCAAACCTCATCTCACCCATCTGTCTTAGTTGGTCATCAGCCCACGCTTGGTCGCGGTCGGGGTGAACTTCCCAATCTAAAAGGGTTCTCTCAAAGTCATTTTCACCTGCTTCAGAATCAACCCACGTTTTATGAAAGAAATTACCCATACCATTGGGGGTAGAAATCAATACAGCAGACCCACCCGTGGTAGATAGTGTGGCTTGAGCAGCAGTCCATAGTTCAGTTGCGTTATCAATGAAGGCTGCCTCATCAAGAATGAGTAGAGATAGTGCTTCAGAACGACCAGAATCTTCTCTGGTAGCCGTCGCTTTCATCGCAGAACCATTAGCAAATCGTAATGTCAGTTTGTTATCTTCGGTCAAGGTTCCTTTTAACCACGTAGGAAGAAGACTATGCATAAACTTAACCTTGGTTACCAAGTTTTTAGCGACTTCCTGTTTAATAGCGATGACCAATATCTGTTCATCTTTCTTAAACAACATTCTCCAGAGTGAATAACCAGCAATTAATGTGGAAATACCAATCTGGCGACCCTTGAGAACAATGTTATATCTGTGGTCTTGGAACTTTTTTAGGGTGTCTGCTTGATAATGGTGTAAATCAAAGAGTTGTCTACCCTTATTTGGAACCTGAATGTATACATACTTTCTTAAAAAATACTCAGGGTCAAGAGCACACTTGGTATACTCTCGTTTAATGATTGCTTTTAAGTCAGTAGACATAGATTATCCTATAAGTTTCCACGCGGCAACACCACCAACCAACGTTCCTAGTATAAATGTTTGTGTTCTGGTTGGTTTAGGAATGAAACCCAACACCTTATTTGGGTTCTTAGGTGGTTCAGGAATAGCGGCAACGATGGCAGCAAGTGAATCTGCTCGGGTAGTTTCCAAAGTTAGGGAGGTTTGGAACAACTCGTTCTGATTTTGGAGGGTTGCAATCAACTGATTAGCGGCAGATACGTTCTCTTTTAGTGCCTCGTTCTCTTCTTCTATGGTATCAATGTAGACGACCACCTGTTCGGGGACTTCACTCATCACCGAATCGTCTAGTTGGTCACGTAATTCTTGTGTTCTAGCAGAAAGAGTAGCAACAACGTTGGATGCTCTGGTCAATTCACTGGTCTGGACCACAATACTATCGTTTAGTTCTTCTATTTCTTCCTTGTATTCTTCTACCAGTGAGGCTAAACTATCAGCAAATTGTTGTGTCTTTTCTGCTTCCTGTTTAAATTGATTAAATTCTTCTATGTAAATGTCAATTTCATCTTGTTTAAACATAGATGTAGCATATGAACTAAGAAAAACACAAACTAATACTATTGGAATTACGTATAAATTGTCTCTTAGTAATTGTAAAGCAGCTTTACCCATCTGTATTCTCCATTAGTTCTTCTAATTCTTTTTCTTTTTCTTTAAGAATTTTGTTCATACTGACCACTTCTATCATAATATCTTCCTTAACCTTTTCCAATGGCACTTGGTATTTGTCTACCATAAGAATTGTACCAGTTTTGTCGTCAAAGGTCATAAATTCTGGGTTGGAAAGCGTGTCGTGATAGTAGGTTAACTCAATAATCTTGTCAGTTAGATAGGAAACCTGACTTTTTAACATCTCTTTTTTTCTATGGTCTTCCCAGACACCATCAATTTTGAGTCTAGTTTCTTCTTTAGCGACACAATCAAGACAATGTGCGTGTACTCTCCACGCTTTAATATCATATTGGTTCATTGTCTTTTTACAAACAGGACACCACCACGGGGTTTTGGCACCCTCAAGAGGACTTATTCTTCTCTTGATACCATCTTTCATTTCCCATTCGCGGTTTTCATCGTCAAACCAAACTTCACCCTCTTCTCGTTTGACTTCTTTTTTTCCTGTGTACTGACCAACAACGACTTTGTTGGCATAACTATTCATTTTTTTGTGAATAGTTTCCTGAACTCCTTTGTGAACTTCACGTAACTCTTTCTTTTTGTATGACATAACCTAACCTTCCTTTTGTCCTACCTTTCCTTGTAGGAATTGTAATGCAGCTTTGTAAGCTGGATGTGATTTATCGTATGTTAATGCTGATTGTAGTGTGATTTCTTTACCTGTCATTGGGTTTCTAATCTTTTCACCATAGAATTGTTTGATAAAGTTCTTGTCACCACCACTTGCAGCACCTCCACCACTTGGAGCGGCGGCAGGTTGTTGTGCCTGTGGTGTTCCAAACTTAAATGTACCCAAGATTTGATTGATTGGAGCAAACGCACCTGTGAATTTGTATGGTCTTCCGTTGTACATAAAGACCAAACCTTCACTTGGGACTAATTTATCAATACCGACCTGTTCTAATCTCTCAAATTCTTGTGCTAGTTTCTCAGCAGCGTCACCCAAGTCTTGTCCTTGTAGTGCTTTTCTTACTTTATTTAGTTCTTTCTCTAACTTATCTACGGCTTCTGGGTTGTTTGACCCCAAGAAGTCTTTGATTCTGGTTAAACTATCTTGACCAGCACGTAAGAACAACATCTCAAATGGTGCTCTTGCTTCTTTTTGTTTCTTTGGGAATACTTGTGTTTGATATTGTGCTAACCACTTCTTCATTTCTGGTGGGAATGAACCAGCTTTTACTGACTTATCACCAAAAGCGAAACGATTGACCAAGGCTTCCATCTGGTCAACATCGGCTTCTAGTCCCGCACTAGACAATGATTGTTTGATTTCGTTTTCCCACCACTTTTTATAGTATTCACTGACGGGTGTATTGTCGTCTGCGTCAATCTTACCCGCTAATCTGTCAATTTGGCTATGGTATTCCTTAGCTTTTTCTTCCATTTCATCTGCTTTTTCGTCACTAAATGTAATTACGTGTGGTCCTTGGATACCAAATACCTTTTGTTGTTGTTGACCATACTGTTTTACCATATCATTTAGTTGTGTGGCGTGTTCTGGGTTCTGGTCTACCTTGTTTCCATCCTCATCATATGTGATTGTTCCGTGGAAAACCAAGACTGCCTTACCATATGGGATTACATTTTCACTATCTGGTAGGATAATTTCGGTTGACATATAGGTAGAACCATTACCAAACATCTCATCAACTTGGTCACTAGGTAATTGTTTAAAGGCACTTTCTAAATCTTCGGCAGCACCCACGAATGCTCGTTGAATTGCACCTCTACCTTCAAATTTATCCATAACTCCTTTGACTGTCAAGGAGTTTTGACCTTGGTTTTTAACGTGTCCTTTGTTTCTAGCAAACCTAACTTGACCATCAATGACCGTAAATGCGATATTTTGACCATCTAGTTTCTCTGTCATTGGAGAATCTTCACCAAATGAACCTACTAGACCCTGTGTAATCATATCTTTGTATTCACCAAAGGTCAATTCCATATCTTCGTATGGGTGCATCATATGTCCAGCAGCACCACCTTCAAATAATGCCTCTTCATTCTTCTTATCTCTACCGTGGTCTTTCTTTGCTAGTCTCCAATTACCATTCTGTGCACCATTAGGATGATGGACATCGTGGTTTTTCATCTTTGATTTACCATACTTTTTGACCGCTTTAGCTCTATCACGGTTTCTAGCTGTCCTGTCTTTGACCGTTTTCTTGAGATATGCCTTAACCTTTTCTGGGTTATTTCTATAATACTTCCTAACACGCTCAGTAGAACTCTCAGCTTCAGAAACCTCTGGTTCGGGTTCTGGAGTTGGTTCGGGTTGTGGGTCTTCGTTGGGGTCATCCTCTAGATTGGCAGTCCTTAGAGCGTACGCCAGAGGGTAATAGAAGACGCCTTTCTTGTATGCCTTCTTACATTTCTTCTCAATTTCTGTGTAATCGTCGGTTGGTTCAATACGACAACTCTTCTTTTCGGCTTCACCAGTTACATATTGGTCAACCAACGAATTATACTGGTTGATAAGTGCATTTTCTAGAAGAACAGGAGCAAATATCTCATTCATAGTTCCTGTTTGGAACATCTTTCTTGCTAATTTATAAGCAGGATGGTCTTTGTCATAGGTTAATGCAGTTTTGACCAAGATATCTCGTCTTGTTTGTGGGTTGTGAATCTTTTTCATCAAAGCAGAACGGTCAAACTTAGCTCCAGATGGTGATTGTTCACCACCTTCTGGTTCTTGTTTTTTCTGTGCTACCTTGTCTTTTGTGCTTTGTAGTCCACGTTCTATACCACCTGTCATCATTTTAAAGACATTTGGGTCAAACTTACCATATAATTTCTTAAAGAAGTCTACTTTATCTTTCATAGATACAGATGGATTACCCAAAGTATCTCTAATTCGGGTTGCACTCATCACCGTGTCGTCCATTTTAAAGTTAGGCACCGTTATAAAGTATCCACCCTTTCTATATGGAACAACATCTTGTTGTTTATCGTCATATCTTCTAAAGTATTTACCCTTTACAAGTCTCTCACCATCCTTTTCACCCACCGCTGTAATAAACTGGGTGTCACTCTGGTCATACTTAGATAAAATTTCTTTAGGACTATACGGACTTTTGACCTGAACAATTCTTTCTGACGGAATATCAAACATAGAATGCATGATTTCTTTTTTTCCGTGGAAATCAAATGGGTCGCGTTCGGTAGTTTCCTTTGGGTCACTGGTAGCAATATAGACATTCTCCTCCCCGAACTTATCAACGAGGTGTTTATAAGCACTATAATGTCCCTTGTGGAAAGGTTGGAACCTTCCTGTGTATATTGCTACTTGTTTCATATTAGATTTCTATGTTATCTGTGTCACCACCACTGGATTGTGAACCACGACTAAATACTCTAGCTACTCCACCAGAACCTCTCTTTCCAGACTTAGCAAAAACTACAAATCCACCAGCTACAAATACAATGATTGCTGCTGCAATAACAAAACTTGTCATAATTACCTCCATTTTGGTATATACATAAATAGTGTTTATTCTTTATTAAACTCAGACCATTTTCCTACAGGACACGAAGCACTTGCTAAATTAACTTTTGTTTTCATAAAACAACCACATTTGGTACATCTAGCTTGGTCAGTAAAATGTTCACAAGAACTACACTCTTCGTATCTGTTTGACGATATTTCGGACGGAACGAGTACCGGAAGGTCGCGACCAAAACGTTTTGCGGTATTCCACATTTCTTTGCCAAAATTTTTTAACATTTTAGTAGTCGGTGGCAATTCTTTATCATCTGCTACTAGAATTTCTTCTTCAACTTTTTTAATAAATTCTATGTCTTCACTTGACCTAGTGGCTTCTATATAAGAAAGTCCATTTGTCATTTTGACTGCGACATTAAAATCTTTAAAAAAATCAAATACGGCAGACTGTCCCTGCTTATAAAATAGTGGTTTTAAATTTTTAGGTGCGAACCAATACAAAACATTTGTTAATGGATATGGGAATGGTAAATTATCTTCATCAAAAGAAAGTGTATAGTAATTTACAACTTCTTTAAAATTAGATTGATTAACCAAACCATCCAGTTGCAATTGCAATGTAGAAATTTCATTATTTTTTGTAGATGATATTAATAAAATAACTATTTTTTCAGAATTTAATATTATCTGTTCTAATTCATATAACATTTGTTCATTCATAATTTTTCCTCCAAATAAAGATTTACATACTTTTGTAATAATTCTTCATTAAATAAATTTAAATTTTCTTTATAAAAATTAAAATATGGCAAATATGTATTTGTTAAATCAAAATTATTTTCTAATGGTCTGGTTGCATAATCAGTAGACCCAAGTTTATGATTTTCAAAATTATTTGGATTGGTTAAATTACCACTTTGTTTATGTTGTGACCAACCTGGCGGGTCGCCCCAATTAAAAACATAACTTGGAACCATATAATCATCATTTTCAGATAAGTGTCCCTCTGACCTAAGTGGTATATACCAGTGTAGTCCTTCTTGACCTGTACTATTAAAAGAGTTTCCCTCAAAACCAAACTCTAAAATTCTATTCATCTTAACAATCACACTAGCTTCCATAGTATTTTGAGCTAATTCTATTTTATCGCGGGTAGCAAAGAAACTTTTCTTCGGTTTCCATGCATCTTTTTCACGTAATGTAATCATGTCAACCGCTTGTTCAATATGCCACGGTAAATATAAATCATCATCATCAGCTAACATAAATAAATCACCAGTTGTATGAGAAACGGCATCTCTACATATTTGTCCTCTATTAATATATGGTAATTTAGTATGATAATCAATAGAATTATTTATTAAAATAATATTATCATCCGAAAAATTTAATTTCAATGGATATTCTGTGTCAGTATTAAATATTATTAATTCAACATTATCATATGTTTGTGCATAATATTGAGCTATAACACGTTCTACACAACGAAATCTTCGGTATGTTGTACAAACAAAACTTACTTTATTCATATAACCCCGCTTCAAACATAATTTTATTTTCTGGAAGCCATGAAGCTAATGATCTATGTAATGCATATTTTCTAAAATTGTGATAATCAAAATAACAAATATTTTCTTTGTTCATGTGCGATTCAACTACCGAATGAGAGGTTTCATATTCCAATGAAAAATATTGTTTAATTACTTTTCCAAATTCCGTAGGGCCGCCATATACTGGATGACCGAGGTATCTTCCACTATTTTTATATCGTTCCATATCAGAAATTAAAAAATTTAAAATATTGTGATTTTTCTTAGCTGCAAATATTCCATTAGGTATAGTATAATCTGTTGGGCCGTGATGAAAAAATACAGCGTCAGGAGTGGAACATTCATTCATAAAAAACGTATTCAGAGGTTGACGAAATTCATAATCCACATCTATATAAATGCCTCCATATTTTTTAATTAGCCACAATCTAAAAATGTCAGCTGCAAAGGCATAATCTCTTCGTTCAATTCTTTTTTCACATAGATATCTTAAAAACCCTGGCATATCATCGTCTAATGAAGTCCACAAAATATGATTATACTCGTTATTACTATTTTTAATATTATTAACATATTTTTTTTCTCTAGTAGGCATTCTATGTGGACCTATCCAAATTTGATGTATATTTTTTTCAATCATAACAAACAACTCTTTTTAGAAGTTTCTATAATTTCTTGTACATAAAAAATAGAACAATATTCAGAACAAAAATCTTCTTCTTTTATATTATATGGAAATTTATTTATATAATCGTGTTTTCTGAAACAATTATTAGGACTACGTTCAGTAATACCAGAATTATGAAAAATATTGTAATCACCAATAAACTGACTCAATGATGATGCCCAAGAAAACTGTAAATCTTCATGTATTTGGGTGTCGTGACCAAATAACCAAGCGTTCCATAGTACGGCCCACATATCTGCGGTCCATTCTTGTATTGGATGATATTGTTCTATTGGAGGATATTGTTTTACTTTCTCTAAAAAGTATGTGTACAGTTTTTCACAATCTATTTCTACTTTATTCCAAAAATTATAATCAATATTTTTCATAATGTATTGAGCACCACCTGTATTTTTTTGATTTTTTGTGGGAATTTCATTATCTATTCCCACCAAAGTACACATATCATCGTATATATTATATTTTTTTGATTTGATATATTCTGCTCCTATATATCCTTCTGTATCACTTAAATACCAGACATCATCTTGTAAAAATTGATTAAAATTTATTGGGTGTACAAATAAAACATCACAATCATGATAGAATATAACATCATCTTGTAAAGATGGGTATTGATTGAAATGTTTTTTTAAAATGTGTGGTCGTATTGAAGAAACATACGAGGGGAGAATTCTAGTATCTTCGTAAAAGAAAAAATTTACATCTTTAAAATGTTTTTGTAATGTCATCCATTCTACTGGAGCTTCATTATTTTCGTCAACCGCACACACAACATTTATGTCATGTGGATTGATATTATTTTTAATAAAATTATTAATCATAACTTCAACTTGCCAAGCATAATATCTAATAGCAGGTTGAGCACACATAAATTTAATTTTTTTCATACATAACCTTATTATAGTCCACACACACCGGGGTCGCCATCACAAGTCAATCCAGAACAACACGTTCCTTGAGCGAATGGTCCACCAGTACACGGATCACCGACGAACTGGCCACACGCCGTAGTTGTTGTGGTAGTTGATGTGGTCAATCTAACCACAATGTATTTATGGTCATTCCCAGCTGCCGTTTCATGGTATAAATTTTCAGAACTACAACTGCCTCCAGCCCAACAACCCACACCCACACCCGAACCCGTGGAGTGGGGAGTAACCGAATCATAAGTAAAAGGAGCTTTAACAGTACCCCCATCATTCCAAGACCCAAAACAAGCAACTATAACATATAAATAAGTTTCATTTGTAGGATTACTACCATTGTGAGTAATGGTTGTACTTGTACTAGTACCTGCATTAGCTGTATTAGTAAAACCCGTTAACAAATTTTGATTATAATACATAGAGTTTGCATTCGCAGAAACTATGTTTGGAAAAACTGAACCAGTTCCTTCCCAAAAATAAACTACAGTTTGATATCCTTCTGCTCCAGTAATAGTGCCTGGGTTGTTCCAAGAAACATTAACATTATACGTGGATGCTACCGCTGTTGCATCAAAATTTGAACCAGTATCAACCAAATCATGATTATAATTATCAAATTGAGCTAGACT